CGTCGGTTCTGAATCTGGGTCTGAATCTGGGTCTGGTATTTTTTCCGGATTCAGCCAATTCTTAAGTTTATCAAAAAACCCCATTTTTACCTCTGCCCGCCGGCCCAGTTACCCAACTGACCGAGCATTTGATTTCCGTAATTGTAAATAAAACGATCTGCGAAAGACTCTTGCGGGTATTCTCCACGGTACGCCTTCATAGCCAGTTCGTAGCGATACCGCGGGTCGAGTGCTGCCCTGTAAATGTGGTTGTTTCGACGTGCTGAGATGACGAAATCGCCGCGCCGTTGGATTTGGGCCAGTTGGTTGCGAATATTCTCAAATACTGGCTTGTTGTGGTCGTAGGTAATCGGCTTACGGTTGTTGAAAATATTGAAAAACTGATTTCCGTACACACTTCCCGTACCAGCAGATGTTTTCTCTATTTTTTCGACTTTTTCGTAGTAGGCTGGGTCTTCTTGCAGATGATCTTTGGCAATTTCTTTGGCGATTTGATCATCGTTTGTGTGTTCTCGCTCATGATTACGGCCTTCCTGTAGTTTTTCTTTAGAAAAAGCGGCGTCAGGGACATTATCGGCCGCACCGCCATCTAGTTTATCAGCAGCGGCTTTTCGCACACTGTTTTCTTGTAGAACTTTTTTTCGCCTAACGGCGACGGTTACATGAAAACCAAGATTTTTTGGCGTAGCCGAAAGCCCATAACTTTTCCGTATTTTTACAAGGTCGGGGCTGGCCGCCTCAATTAGCCACAACTTGCTAATCCCGGCGATATTTTTAGCCGGCACTTCCTTTAAGCCGCCCAGTGCGTAATAAAAACTATGCCCACGTTCTGAAATGCGGTCGGCACCAATGCGAGAAACCTCATCGGCCGTCATAACAGATATATGGGCGTTTAGTACGTTTTTCGGCACATTTGGGACGTTGAGCGCACCAGGCAGCGGCAATTCTGCACCAGGAGCCGCAAGTGCATCGAAAACGCCGTGCACAAGTGCGTTAGGTACAGAAAGCAACAACCAGCCGCTTTTAGAGACGTAAAGACGACCAGATAGAAAACAGTCAGTACTCGTTTTCGTAGTCTCTCGTGACAACCAACCGTAACGCTGACCAGAAGCGTACAGTTTGTTTTCTTTAATATACGCTGAATGCCACGAAGAAGGATCTAAAACTGAAAAACTATTCATGAATGCAGCACCCTAAAAGTGCAGCCCTATAGGTGCGTTAAAACCGTATGATTTGGATGATGCACCGCTGATAATGCTGCCGCACCAAGCAAAAAACAAAAAACAACAGACACGACCCAAGCAGCGATACTAAGACGTTTTCTTTGAACTAGTGTCATTATCGACCTCAGTTTTTTTCGAGTGCTGTTCTTCAAATTCACGCTCATGCATAATGAAAACTCGGATTCCGGTACCAGAAAGTATGGAAACTAGTATATCAGTTAAAGTAGAGCCACCCATGCCCGCTAATACACAAATACCAACAAGGCCGTAAATATTTTCAGCTTTTCTGTAATTCTGATACCACAATAATGCAATTGATAAACCGAGAAACCCGGAATTTAACATTGCACTAAGTACTGATAGTTTAGATATTTTTTTCGCGAAACGCAAAAGGGTGGCAAGGCCGGCAAAAGAAGCCGCGCCAAAAGCCGACAAGAAGACAGATAATGCGTGCAGATACTCATCTGACATAGTCTTCTCCGGCTAAAGGTGTACTAAAAGCCCTCGCGATCCCCTACCGCGAGTCCAGTCTTCTTTATGAAGTTAACGGTGACTTGCAAGGAAATGCTCCCGTGTGGTATTCACCGCACCGCCTATCGTGCCTCGACTAAATCTGACCACGATGCCGTGCCCTTAATGGCGTCCATGCAATTAACGGGCCCTAACCGACCGACCACCACGGCCAACTTTTAGTACACCTTTATTTTAACAAAAATAACATTACACTCAACTTGACACATTATCTAAACGGTCAAGTGCAGCAGCAAGCCGTTCTTTGTGCCCGCGTAGTTCGTTCTCTTGTGTTGTTTTATAGCCGTTTAATTTAAACACTTGGCACATTGTGTCTTCCATTCTTTGGGCATGCATTTCTATTAAAATAGCGATGCCTTCAAGGGCGGAAGCTACGGTGTCTGCGTCGGCTGTGCTGTTCAACTGATTTTCAGCCAATAGCCGCAAGTTATCGGCAAACGAGTGAAGCGTCATAATTTCTTCTTCAAGATCAAATCGCGATTTCATCACTTTCTCCAATTTAAAGGCTCGTTAGAGCACAACCCAGCAAAATCAAAACCACCAGACTCGAGCCAAGAGGCTTCTGCCAGTTCGGGGAATGCGGCTATTGACCTAGATGTCAAATTAGCCGGCGGGAGTGACCACAAAAAGCCAGCACTCGTAAGCACGACATTAGCCGCTGCTTGTGGTAATACATGTGCGTTAATGTCGCACAGAGCGTTTAGCGTATCCGGATCTGTTGCTCGTGCCCAAATACGATAATTGGAAAGAAAAGCCGGCGGAATGGCGTCCCAAACTTTAGCGGCACTAGGTAATAAAAAGCCGCTGCCGCTGTAAACAACGTCAACGCATACATGCAAATCTTCAGCCAAAGCCGCTTTTATGTAATTTAAAGTGTTTTCACTGTCAGGGTCTCGCCCGGTAAGATTGCCAAGATGTGATATTATGATCCCCGAAAAATTATTACAGTGCATTACGAATCCAAACAGAAATGAAGTTGCAACGAAAATAAAACTACAGAATTTTTGCGGCTATCAAACAACCGCGAGCAACTGCATGTAATGGATCGGCAGCTCGGCGAACCTCTTTGATCGGGATTGGGAATTCAGAGTCTGCGAGTTTTTTCTCTAACAACTCCACAAAGCCTTTTGGACGACTAGTACCACCAGCAACTACAACGGGTAACGGCTCTTTAAACTTCGGCAAGGCCTTGTGACCCGCCATCGCTGCGGTTAGATTTTTCGCCGTATAGTCGATCAGCCGCTCATAGTACGAGCACACAGCGGCCAGTACAGGATTGTCATTCGGCTGGCCAAGCGTAAAGTCTCCGTGTTCTTTTTCCGCCTGCACGGCACTATCTGGCTCGCCCATAGCCACTGCCACCATACGATCAACCCAGTCACCCGACTTTGTTGTGCTAAACATAACTGTTGGCTCGCCATTCAACATGACGCAGCAATTAACCATGCCAGCACCACAAGATAATGCAATGCCCGTGTAATCTTCCGCTTCTAATTCTGAATAACAGATAGCCTCGGCTTCGTTAATAGCCCGTGCGTTGTAACCACATTCAGACAAAATAGCCGTCACAACATCTTCGTGATAGCCGACGTCAAATTCTTCGTCACCTTGGTCTGCGGGCTGAGCAGGAATACAGAAAACAAGTTTCTCGCCAGAGGACTCGGCTGTTCCAACAACCTGCTGCAAAATAAAAGCAAGAACGCGTTTCGCCTCTTTTTCTTTAGCACTGATTACACCGCGGTACATCGGTCGCTTCGCCGATTCGTTACGCTCAATTGCCTTTTCGATGGCGTCATGACCCAAAATGATGAAAGAACCGTCGTCATCCCGAACGAAAACTTTACCCTGCAACCCCTTCTCAATCATCTTTGTGGCCACAGGCGTCGACGGTTTAATTACGTAAAACGCATCCCGAAACTCTTTGTATTGAATTTGTGCTTCCGTATCGCCGGCAATTGGGGGGATGCTCGGTGTCGCTACGACGCCAGGCCGATCCGTCTCCAGTTGTTTCATAGGCTTGGTGTGCCAAACCTCTTTTGCCATCACAATATACGATGTGCCTACGTCTAAACCCTTCGACATCACTTATCTCCTTTTAATTGAGCCAATTTCGAAACAGCTTGTTGCATAGTCTCATCCTCTGAAACCGATGTTTTACCAAGTTCATTTTTGTCCGCACGTTGCATGCCTGAAGTGTTAATAGTCGCAACGAATTTAGACTCGTCGATTTCAATTGGTTTTGCCGCTACCTGAGAAGGCGAGCCAGTTTCCGGGGCCTGATTATGACGTCGAGTGCGAGACTCGGCAACCAGAACTACAGGCTCTTCTGTAGACCGCGAAGAAATGCAAGAAGAAATGCAATTGAGGCGCGATATGATGTAGCCAAAACAAAACGAAACAGCTGCTATCGCAATGCTGATGCTGAGCGTAAGCACGTTGACTAGGTCGGTGTCCATATTCTTTTTGGGTGCACTTCTTTATTGCCGAAAATAGGTAGTGTTTCACAAACTGGAAATAAGTCTTCAAGTTGTTTAAAAACACTACGGTCGGCGGCACCAACTCCTTCAGGTAAGTCATCAATCCAGATGTCTATTTTATAACCTAGTCGCAAAGTTGTCGCGCGTTTTGGCGAATGGTTGCAAAAAACGATATCGCGTAGGCGTTTGAATGTGTACTCACCGAATATAGCCGCAATTTCTTTATAACTCTCGGGAGTATACGTGCGTCCGGTCACGCAAAAAACAGAATGACCCCGAGAGATAATGCAATTAACAATAAACCGCCACAGCTCCACATCGCTCGTAAATGTGCGATCGAAGTCAACGGCGATATTGGTAAATCGATAGGGCGTCATAAAAACGGGCTGGATATTAACAGTAGAGCCGATCGTACTCCACTTGTGCTCGTATATCGGATGGGCGAAGGAGGCGCCTGACACGTTGCGAAACCCAAGCAATTAATATCCGGTACTGCGGCTTGCCAGGACAATACGGGAAAGACCCTGCACTCTCAGTTCACGCGGTAGAGGAGAGGTCCGCTATGACCACCAAAGTGCATCGAACCCGTAAGACGCTATTCAGCCAGAAGACGGGCAAACCTGTCTACATCTTGCCGGCTGTGCATTAATTGATCTTCAAGAAAGACTTCAATCCAACGCCGATCTGCACCTTCAAGAAGTTCGTCGCACTGTGCTAGCCTTTTGGCGTAATTTGCAACGACTTCCGCCTCCATATCGTGGGCGTACTGGAGTGCCTGTCGAACATTTGTGAAGAGCACAATTTCTGAGCCATAATGGTTGGGCTTTACGCCTAAACCCCACAGCAGATTAGAGAACTGCTGGATATGCCCCATCTCGCTTTTCGCCTCTTCTGCAAATATTTCTTTGTACTCCTCTGCGTGAAGACCGACGAGAGACGTAGAGTGATACAAATAAAAATTCATATGCTTGTACTCATTGCGTAAATCAGCATTGAGTAAATCAGTCATGTCGGCAATATTCACGACAACCTCCTTGTCAAAGTTTAAACGTTGAAAGATACTCTGCTAAACGTTCTGCTTGCGGTTTTTCTTCCGCAATAATCTGCTCAAAACACACCGAACCGTAGTTTTTAAACACTTGCACGTTATTGACAAACCAACCCATGTGGTAACCGGTTTTCATATAAGCAACAAGTTGTTCAGTAGCCACAGTGTCTTGTACGTAATTTAATCGAGCAAATTTTTCTTCCCAATACTCTTTCTGCTGGCAGTTGATGTGCCCATGGCCGCCTTGCCCGGGAACAGCAGCACTAAAAATAACCGTAGGTGCCACTTGCGTCAGTTTTTTTACGAACTCATCGGCTCTATCTTCAGGCAAGTGCTCGGCTACTTCCAGGCATAGACAGATGTCGTACGGAAACGCATTTTCAGGAAAACAACGACCAGTTAAAAACCGAGAAAAGTCCTCAGAAAAAACATCTATTTTTTCATAAGGCGTTTTCGGATCTATGTCGATGCCGTCTGCCGCTAGGCCCCGCGACTGTAAAGCATCTACATAAATACCAGGGCCGCAACCGACATCTAAAATTCTTGGCGAAGACATATGCTACCTCGATAAGTAGTCTAATCGAGGTGGATATGCTGTCAATCAAACAACTAGAGTTTTTTCAAAATGGCTGACACGATTGGATGCCGCACCACATCATTGTTAGAAAATCTATGTGTTGCGATTCCAGAAATGCCGTTAAGCCGATCGACAACATCCATTAACGGCGGCGTAGTTTCACCGCACAGATCGCTCTGATTTGGATCACCTGTGACAACGACCTGCGTGTTTTGACCAAAGCGAGACAGAAAAAGTTTTAACTGCGTATATGTTGCGTTCTGTGCTTCGTCAAAAATACAAATCGCGTCGTCAAATGTACGACCACGCATGTAACAGAGCGGGGCGAGTACGATTGATTTATTTACAAGTTCTCGCAATTTACTGTATTTGCCCAGCAACTTATCCATTGTGTCGTACAACGGCTGCATATACGGATTCACTTTCTCGCCAAACGTTCCGGGAAGAAAGCCTAACCGCTCGCCGGCCTCTACAATCGGGCGCGTAAGCACAATGGTATTTCGCCGCTTTTCTACGACCTCATTAATGGCGTAGGCCATAGCGAGAAACGTCTTTCCGGAGCCAGCACTGCCAAGTAAAAACGTGATATCGTTTTTCTCAAGCAACGACCACGCTTTTTTCTGGCCCGCTGTTCTCGGCTCTATTTCGAGGCGGCCGTCTGGTGTTTTGTTCTCTGCCTCTGGTTTTGCTGTCCGCCGCCTAGATTTACGGGCAGCACGTCTAACCGATTTGTTTGTATTTACCATAAAGAAGAACCCCTCTAATAAACGAAAAAACTATTTTTTAGTAGGTTTCTTCTCCTTCTTTTTTTTAGCACTTCCCTTGGGTCGGCAAGAGTCTTCTGAGTATGGTTTTTTACCAGGGACGGGCTCGTAACCCTCCCAACAGCGTGCGGCTTTTCTTAAACCAGACAAAGCCCATATTTTTTTTGCAATATTCATGGTGTTGTTTCCGTATATCTAGAATATTTAACTGTTCCACCAATTAGACGCGGCGTTATAAAGGTCACTAGCACCAGTAGCCACAGAGTCATACAAACTGTTGGCGTTGTCGTAAACGTTGGCACCAAACTCTTGTGCAGCACCAGAGAGCCCAGTGCTATTTGCATAATTTAGACCCTGCTGCATTTTCTGCCGCAATTCACTTTCCGGATTCGTAAATAAGTCGTTTAGTTTTTTAGCGTTTTCTAGCCGCTGCATACCGTCTTCAATACTCTCGATAGACGGGTCAAGGCGTTTCATAAATTGCACTCTA